GAAAGCTAGAGACCAAATGGAATCATCCACTGGTGCTCATTTTGTATTTGGCACTATAGTAGATTTAATGTTAACTAGTGATAGAGCAGAATTCGATGAAAAATTTGTGGTATTACCTGATAGTATTTCTGTTACTGATACTGTTAAGACTATTGTTGAGGGAGTATATAGAGATCTAAAAGAACAAAATGTAGAGATAACTGAATCTGATACATTGAATAATAATGAATATAGAGATCTTATATTACGAAATTGTCAATATCAAAACTATCAGCCTAACTGGAAAGAAGACACTAGAGTCAATAAAATCATAGAATTAGGCTCTAGTTATTTTCAATTTCTTAGTGAAGCAAAAGATAGGCAAGTAGTAAGCAACGAGGAATATTCTAAAGCTGTGTTATGTGTGACTGCAATGCGCCAGGATCCTTATACTAAAGAATACTGTAGTTCTAAAAAATCTTCTAGTCTAGAAATTAAAGATAAATTAGTTGTAGAATTTGAATACAGAGATCTTCAATTTAAAGGCGAGTTAGATAGAGTTATTATAGATCATGAAAAAAAGATAATTACTCCTATAGATTTTAAGACTACTAGTAAAAGTGTACTAGGCTTTCAATATGAATTCTGGAAGTATCGTTATGATTTTCAAGCTGCTATGTATACATTAGGCCTTAAATCACAAGATTGGTTGTATAGATTAGTCAAAGAACAAGGTTATGTGCTTGATGATTTTCTTTATATAGTTGTAGAAAAAGAGTTATATAATAATCCAATGTGTTTTAGAGTAACAGCTGAGGTTTATGATATAGGTCTTAGAGGCGGCACTGTATATAACAGCAAATATGAAGGTCTAGATGATGCTATTAATAGGTATAAGTATGCCGTTGAACACGATAGATGGGATTACCCAATGGAATATTATAATAACGGACATATAATACTTAAAAATCAATGACAAAGAATAAATTTACAAAAACTGCGACTTTTTTATTCCCATTGTTGAATATACCTAAAAGTTTATTTGACTGTAATATATTAGATCCTTGGGGTAGAATTAAGTTTCGTTCTAGATTTCTTAATGCGTACCTTAAAGATTCTAATATTACTAAGTATAATGACAAGGGATATATATTTCTACTAGTTAGAGATTACAGAGATGTGGAGTTTGATAAATTTTATTCTACTATTCAATCTTTTCCAAATTACATAGATGATTACGAAGTTAGAGGTTGTATAATATTAGTATTTAGCGTTCCTTCAGATTTTATACCTGATTATAATCTAATTATAAAAGGTTTATATTCTGAAGTTAGCGCTGAAGCAAAAAAACTAATATTAGGCAATAGCTATTTTTCTGGTAAAATTTATACTCTTCCGCTTATTATGAATAAAGCGAAGGTGTTAAAAGATAGCTGGGAAGAACGTCTTAGTAATCCTGGGTCAATTGCTGATTTAAAAGATCAGGAAGTATGGCCTATAATATCTTGTGAACGGGAAATTTTAGATAGCAGCATTGCATCAGAGTATTCTACAAACAGCAAACATTTTCAACCATCAGGGGAGTTTTAATACTCCCCTTTTTAATCTTAAAATATATGGTACTAACTACTGAAGAAGACATAGACATGGTAATACTTGCCATAGAAAATGGTGACTATGAAGATGCTATTAACTTACTAATAGAAATTAAAGAAGAAAATAAACTTTAAACCAAAATAAATAAAATGAGTAAAGAGAAAGCTAAAGAAGTATATGTAAGGTTAGGTGTACAAGACTTAATCATTACAAAAGAAGATTATGAAAATCATAATTATGGTACTGATTGTACTTGTTATTTTCTCGGCTATGAAGATGAGAACGGTAATGAATGTGAAGAAGATGGTACTTATTTAAACCAAAACAAAGATGAAAAATGAATTTGTACCTTATGAGTTGGCGATTAAACTCAAAGAACTTGGTTTTGATGAACCTTGTTTTGGATATTATGATGGAGGAGGTAATCTCTATACAGAAATGGTTGAAGTATTAAAAGCACCACTCTACCAACAGGTATTCAGGTTTTTTAGAGAGAAATATGGCTTAGGTCACATGATAAATGGGATTGGACATGAAAGTTTTATTATGAATATAGGTGGTGTGCTACATATATTTAATGCTTTTGAGTTTCAAACCTACGAAGAAGCAGAACTTGCTTGTCTTGATAAGTTAATAGACATTGTTAAATTAAACCAAAACAAAGATGATTGACAAATGGCTTAAGAAGTTAGAGTTAACTGATTGGACAGTTGAATTAGAACCTTTAAACAATGAACAGGTTCTATGTGATTGTCCAGCAGAAGACTGTTACTTTATAGGTATTGATCGTGATTTTAAAAATAAAAGTGCAGTAATATTTCATGATAGAGATCTTACAGAAGAAGATATTATTCATGAGTTACTGCATATTAAGTATGCTGATTGGTCAGAAGACCAGGTGAATGCTGAAACTAAAACTTTATTAAATGAAGAAAAAGAAAAAACCTAATATTCGTTCTATTGAAAAACTTGTAAAAGAAAATCCTAATGATATGGATTTAGGTAAAAAAGTAAGAAATATGATTTTATCATGGAACAAAGAATAAAAAATTTATCAAAAAAGATTTGTAAAGAGCATTATGAAATAACAGATGCTCCTGAATGTAAAAATTTACATATGTTATGGCATATGTATCAAATGGGTAGTAAAATAAATACATACAAACCTTTTATTCTTCTTGCAGAATTAAGATTACTCCAGTATCTTAATTATATGTCAGAAGATAATTTTAATAATACTGTTAGATTATTAGAATCCAAAGATGAAGAAAATTGGTTTGTAGCTTCTCAAGTAATTAATTTTTTCAGAAAAGAAAGAATTAAAGAACATGGAGAATTTAATATCAAAAAAAGTATTTATATTAAATGTAGAGAAGACTATGAGTCTAAGATTCTCAACAAAGAAGTATGGAGTAAAAAACAAAAATTAGAAAACAATGACTGAAAAAGATTTACTTGCATTAGGTTTTAAAAAAGAAATAATACCTGATTCTGAAAGTCAGAATGGGTATGATTACTATTATTATAATCTAGAACTTATTCAAGATCTAGTATTATATAGTTCTGAAAGTGATGAAGTAGGAGCTGATGGTGAATGGACTGTATTCATGTCTGATCCAGACTGTGAAATACTAGATCCTAAAATAGTTAAAGAACTTATAGATGTTTTCAGGAAAATTAAAGGTTAAGAATGGTAAACTAGTTTACTCTAAAGAAGCTAAAGTTGCCTTAGATTTATTTATTCAAAAACTTTCTGAAGGTCAAGAAGTTGATGTATTTATGTCATTAGTGGATGCTATTGGCAGTACTGCACAAATAAACAAAGTACACAAATGTATTAGAGAACTAGCAAAAGAAAGCGGATACAGCTTCAATGAAATGAAACTGATAGTTAAAGATAAAGCAGGTCTTATTGTAGGAGATGATTTAAAATCTTTTGCTGACTGCAGTAAAGAAGAGTTAACACAAGCTATTCAGGTTTGTATTGAAATTGGAGAATTATATAATGTTAACCTTCACTAGAGTTTTCACTCTTTTCCAAATCTTCTTTAAACTTTTCAGGATCAATTTCTTTTTCAAAATAAGCATCGTTTTCAACAGCTTGTTTTTCTATTTCACCAACAAGTAAAGTTAAAGTATAGAAAGCTCTTTCCTTATCTGTTTGATCTTTGTATTCTTTTGATACAAGATCTTTTACAAAAGTATCAGGACTACCTTTTTCAGTGCTATATACATCTTGTAAAAGAGTAAATAATGCCGCTTTTGCCATTTGGTAATAAGTTTTATTTACTTTTACATTTAGTAAAGCATCATCTTTCATTTCTTTAACTTTCTTAATTTCCATTTATTCAAATTTTATCAAAGATATAAAAAATATGACAACTACTATAGACATAGAAGATATTAAACAAAAATTATTTAAAAAAGTAGAAGCCTCTGGTTGGGGATTTCTTAAATCTTTTATATTTAGCAATGATTTTGATAACATATTAAAACAGCTAATTAGATTATCAAAAGATAATCAAAGATTTACACCTAAAATCAGCCAGTTATTCAGAGCTTTTGAAGAATGCCCTTATGACAAACTTAGTGTTATCATGGTAGGGCAAGATCCTTATCCAAAACTTGATGTTGCAGATGGTATTGCATTTAGTTGTAGTAATACAATGCAATTACAACCAAGTTTGAAGTTTATTTTAGATGCAGTAAACAGAACTGTATATGATGGAGTAGGTCAATCACATAATCCAGATTTAACAAGATGGGCTAATCAAGGTATACTAATGTTAAATACTGCTTTAACTACAGTTGTAGGTAAAGTTGGACAACATTATAGCATATGGAAACCTTTTATAGCATATCTATTTGATCATTTAACATTTGGCAATCCAGGTTTGATTTACGTATATATGGGTAAACAAGCTCAAGAATGGAAAGACTGTGTAAATGATACAAATTATAAGTTTTATGTAAATCATCCTGCTAGTGCTGTATATGTAAAAGGTTCAGAATGGGATTGTAAAAATGTATTTAATGAGATAAATCAAATTTTAAAGAAGAATAATAATTTTTCAGTAACTTGGTGATATGGATGAAATCTTTAATAAATTATTAAAACAAAAAATGACACCTAATTCTTTGTATGTACTTTATTGTATTAAGAATAAGGTGTCTGTTAATTCATTTGTTAATAGTAGTATTGAAATTACTAGATTACAAACAGATGGCTGGTTAAATGAAGATTTGACTCTTTCACAAAAAAGTCATATATTTGTAGAGGAATTAAACTCTTATTTTAGAAAGAGTAAGAAGAAAACTTCAACAGATTTAATGGGTGATAAATTTGATGTATGTATTAAAACATACAATGAAATATTTCCCTCAACAAAATTAAGAAGTGGTAAATATGCAAGAACCAATGTAAAAAATCTAGAAGCAGGTTTTAGATGGTTCTTTGAAAATTATGATTACGAGTGGGCAACTATATTTAAAGCAACACAAAAGTATGTGGAAGAGTATAGTTCTAAAAATTATGAATTTATGAGAACATCCCAATATTTCATTAGAAAACAAAACATTGATAAATCTTTTGAATCAGATTTAGCTACTTACTGTGATATGCTAAATGAAAGTAGCTCTAATGAAAATGATATTTTCAGAGAAAAAATAGTATAAGTTGGAACAATTTAAAAATGCAAAGCCTTTAAAGGCTATTAGCAAAGTTCGTGCTTATGAGAAGGCTCTTATAGAGATGAGAGGCAGGATGGACGGAAGAATTAAAAGTCTAAAAACAGCATGGCCTAAATTTAATGATGCTACCTTAAATGGATTAGAGTGGAATACTTTAACTGTTGTTGGTGCTAGACCTGGTGTTGGTAAGACTTTGTTCATGGAACAACTTGTTACTGAAGTTATTGCTTTAAATCAAGATCAAAATTTTCAAGTATTACAATTTCAATTTGAAATGCCTGAAAAAACTCTTGGTATGAGAGCATTTTCAGCAATCACTCAAAAAGACTATGGAGTTTTACATAGTAAATATGAACCACTTGCAGAAGATATTTATAATAAATGTAAACAATACACAAGTACATTGACTCAAAATAACAGAGTATTCTCTGTTTATAGACCTTGTACTGTAAATGAGTTTTGCGCAAGTATACATTATCACTTTGAACAAAACTGTGTTGAAAAAGATGGACAAAAGGTTTATCCAAAATTATTAGTAACAGTAGATCACTCAGCTCTATTTAAAAGAGATTCACATGAGAAGGATAGATTTGAAATGTTATATAATCTTGGAGAAGCCCTAACTTTTATGAAAAGAAGTTATCCTTTGTCATTTGTAATCTTAAGTCAATTAAATAGAAATATAGATGACCCTAAACGTGCTATAGAAGGTACATATGGAAACTATGTTTTAGATTCTGATCTATTTGGTGCTGATGCATTATTACAGCATGCTGATATAGTACTTGGTATTAATAAACCAGCTGCAAGAAAGATTAGATATTATGGCCCTGAAAGAATACAAATAAATGATCCTGAAACTCTAGTATTTCATTTCTTAAAATGTAGAAATGGTGATACAAGAATGAGTTTCTTTAAACTAGATAGAGATACTATAAGAATAGTAGAAATGGATGTACCAATGAAAACAAACACAAACATACAAATATGAATACAAGGCAGGAGAATACCAAAATTCTCATGGCAACCCATTTGCCAACATTTAAAAAGCTAGGTATAAAAGATCCCTACTTTGTTGCTAAATCTGCATGGGCTCCTCCAGGAGAAGACCTTAAAATGCAATTCTTTCCTAATGAATTTAAAGTAGGTAAAGATATCTATACAGAACTTAGTGACTTTGAAGGTGTATCTGAAGATCCTACACACACTTTATACAAATTAAAGTTTAATCCTTTTTATAAAGAGGAATATCCTTTAGAGCAAAAGACTAGTAAGTCTGGTAATGATTATGAAGTATATATAGTTCCTATGGATGAACTAGTTGCTGTTTTACCTAATGGTGAAGAAATACCTTATGCAAAATACCAAGAAAGACTAGAGAATCCTCCTGTAGAAACACAAGAAGCAGATTTTCCAAATTTTGCTAAAGAGTACTTAGAAGTTAGCTTGAAACCTAAATCAGATAATCAAGATGATTTAAGAGATGCGCTAATTAAAGTAGGTAATGAATTGAGAAATTTATCAAATATATTATTAACTAAAATGGATAAATAACATGGGTATAGTACTTCCAACTCAAAAAGTAAAAGCAGAAAGAGTAAATCCTAAAAGATTAATTATTTATAGTAAACCTAAAACAGGTAAAACAACTGCTTATGCAGGTTTAAAGAATAATCTTATATTGGATCTCGAAAATGGTAGTGAGTATGTTGAAGCATTAAAAGTAAAAGTTAATAACCTACAAGAACTATTGGATGCAGGCAAAGCTATTAAAGAAGCAGATAAACCGTATGACTATATTACTATAGATACTGTAACTGCATTAGAAGAAATGGTTATGCCGTTAGCTGTAAAATTATACAGAAAAACTCCAATGGGTAAAAACTTTGATGGAGATAATGTAACTACACTAGCTAATGGTGCAGGTTATTTATATATTCGTCAAGCTTTTTTCCAAGTTCTAGATTTTATTGATACTTTAGCTCCCTGTATTATTTTATCAGGTCATATTAAAGATAAAGTAGTTGATGATAAAGGCGAGATGGTTATGGCCGCAAATATTGATTTAACTGGTAAGATTAAATCTTTAATTTGTGCAAATGCAGATGCAATTGGATATATGTATAGGAAAGGTAACCAAACCATTATTAATTTCAAAAACAATGATGGAGTAACATGTGGTGCTAGACCAGACCACTTAAGAAATGAAGAGATAGTAATTTCTGAAATGAATGAAAAGGGTGAGATAAAAACTCACTGGAATAAAATATACAAGTAATAATTAATAATTAAAAAACAAAAATCAAATGGCTTTAAGTACAACAGATTTAATGACAGAAGGCGGTAGTGGTAACAACATGCCTAAAACAATTTCTACAGGTAATCATGAATTAAAAATTAATGGTGTCAGATTAGAAGAATTTAGATTTATAGATGGTGCATATCATTTAATCCTTGATATGGAAACAAAACCTATAGATGGATTTGAAGGATTTCTAAAAGATGCTAATGATGAATCTAAAGGTAGATATGAGGGTCAGATTGGTAGAGTAAAGGCAAGTCAATATGCATTTGCTGATGGTGAAACTAAATCTGGTATTAAAATTCAAAGAGACAATTCTATAATGATGTTTCTTAAAAACTTAACTTCTGCTTTAGGAGTTAATGATTGGTTTTTAGCACAAGATAATAAACATGAAACAATTGAAGACTTTGTAAAAGCCTTTAATAATGATGCACCTTTTGAAGGAAAGTATTTACATGTTTGTCTTGCAGGTAAAGAGTATGAAAACAAATCTGGATATATAGCATATGACTGCTGGTTTGCAAAAGCACAAAACAGAAAGTATGGTTATGCTTCGGATCCAAATAGTGTTCTTCAATATGATGAAGCAAAACATCTAAAAAAGATTGAAAACAAACCAGTTGAATCTTTTGATGATAATGATGACTTTGCTATACCTAGCAATACAAGTTCTGATTTCAACCTAGACTAGTAACTATACTATGAAGTTTAAAGGGGAATCAGAAAAGGTTCCCCTTTATTAACTAAAACCATTTATATGATTTCAACAAAAAATTTAATTTCTGATTTAGAGGATATTCCAACTGGATGGCCTTTTGAATATTACTTACAATTATCAGATCATTTAAATGGTCAAGATATAAAAATAAAATCTATAGTTAATACTAGAGAAAGAACACCTTCTATGTGTATTTATTTTGATACAACTGCACATAGATACAAATTCAAAGATTTTTCTTCGGGTCTAGGTGGTGATTCTGTAGAATTAGTTAAAGTTTATTTTAATCTTAAAAGTCGTGGTGAAGCTGCTATGAAAATTATTGAAGATTATAATCAATATATACTAAATAATGATTGCAATCCTATTAAAGAATATAAAGAATATAGCAAGTATCAAGTTACTGATTATGAAATAAGACATTGGACAACAATAGATCAAAAGTACTGGACTAAATATAATATTGGTTCAAGACTACTTGAGAAATATAATGTTGCTCCTTTGGATTACTATATAATGAGTAAAGAAGATGATAAAGGTAAGGTAAGTTCTATAACTATAAAGGGTTTTAGCATTTATGGTTATTTTAGAGATGATGGCACATTGTATAAAATTTATCAACCTAAGGTTTCTGATAAAAAATTTATCAAAATATGTAATTATATTCAAGGTTCTGATCAATTAAAATTTGATAAGAAATATTTAATAATAACATCTTCTTTAAAAGACTTAATGGCCTTTACTAGACTTAAGTTAAATGATGCAGAATGTATTGCACCAGATAGTGAGAATACATTAATACCTGAACACATGCTTAATAAGATAATAAGCAAATACAAAAAAGTATTTGTTCTATTTGATAATGATGAAGCAGGTATTAGATCTATGAAAAGATATAAAGAAAAATATAATTTTGATTATGTAATACTTGATATGGAAAAGGATTTATCTGACTCTATTAAAAAATATGGTCTTACTGAAACTAGAGATAAACTTCTTCCGTTATTAAAACAATTAGTATGAGCTGGATATATAAAGCAGTAGAGTTTAAAGATGAAATGATTCCCGAAGGAGCCATAGGCTTTGTGTATGAAATGGAAGCAATCATTGATGGTAAATCTGTAAGGTATGTGGGTAAAAAGAACTTTTTTAGTGTTAGAAAAAAAAGATTTGGCAAAAAAGCATTAGCTGAAATGACAGATAAAAGAACTAAAAAGTACACAATGATAACTAAACCTAGTTATCAAAATTACTATAGTAGTAATAAGGTTCTGCAAGATGCCCACAAAGCAGGAATTCCTATTAAAAGATATATGGTTAAGATATGTTTTTCTAAAACAGAACTAACATATGAAGAAACTAAATATCAGTTTAAAAGAGAAGTCCTTGAAAAAGAAGAATACCTAAATGGAAACATACTAGGAAAATTTTACAAAGGAAATATTTAAAATGAATAAACAAGATTCACTAAGTAAAACATCAAAAGACTTGATGTTAAAGGAACCGTATTATGGTTTCTTTTTGTTAATGTTGCATAAGTCATGGGATGACAAAATACAAACAGCTGGTGTATGTAAAAATGGAATCAACTTTCAACTTATGATAAGTGAAAAGTTTTGGACAGCACTATCTGAAGAACATAGACTTGGTCTATTAAAACATGAATTGCTTCATATTGCATTTCAACATCTAACCACATTTACAATGTTTGCAGATAAGAAACTTGCTAATATTGCAATGGACATGGAAATCAATCAATATATAGATAAAGATTGGTTGCCTGAAGGTGGTATTAATATAGATGATTATCCTGATCTTAATCTTAATAGGCGTGCTGGTTGCAGATATTATTATGATAAGCTACAACAAGCACAGAAAGATAAGCAAGAACAAGGCAGTAGTGGTGATGGAAATATGGATAAACTTCTTGATGGTATGGGACAAGGTCAAATGACAGTTACCATAGATGAAAACGGTAATATTAAAGATGTTAATTTACCTAATCATGATTGGGAAGAGTTTGAAAATATGCCTGATGCTGAAAAGAAACTAATTGAAAAACAAGTTCAAAGAGTTTTAACAGAAGCTAAAGAACAAACTCTAAAGAAAAGAGGTTTTGTACCAGGTGAGATTGAAGGTCTAATTGTACTAGAGGAAATCACACCACCTAAATTTAATTGGAAAAGATATATTAGAAGATTTACTGGTATATCTACAAAAATCTTTACTAGAAAACTTAGGAGAAAAGAGAATAAAAGATATTCTGATAATCCTGGTCTAAAAATAAAGATGAGACAGAACATGTTAGTTGGTATTGATACCTCAGGTTCTGTTTGTGATGATGAATTAAAAGAATTTATTAATGAAATACATCACTTGTACAAAGCAGGTGTTGATATTACAATTGCACAATGTGACTCCAGAATGCAATCCATTAAACAATATGATGGAAAGTTTGAACTAGAAGTTGCAGGTAGAGGCGGGACCAGTTTTGATCCTATTCTAGAATATTTTGAAGAAAATAGAAAGTTTACAAGTTTGATTTACTTCACAGATGGTGAAGCATATACAAGTATAAAACCCAGGAAACCTATTCTATGGGTATTGTCAGAGAGATCTGATTTTAATGATAGCTTACCAGGAAAACAAATAAGATTAGAAATTTAAAAAAATTAAAAATTATGAGCAATAGCACACAGCTAAACGTAGATGAGTTAAAAGACTTCTTAAAACACATGGTGAAAAACAATCAGCACATTCAAAATGAAGGTAAAGTACCTGTTGCTGTAAACATTGAAGGTGATGCGGGCCTTGGTAAAACTTCTGCAATTATTCAACTTGGTAAAGAGTTGGGTATGGATGTTGTGAAAATTAATCTATCTCAGATAGAAGAACTAGGTGACCTTGTTGGTTTTCCTGTAAAAGAATTTAAGATTTCCAACAAAGATGGTCAGACTACTTGGATTAATGAAAATCAAGTAGATGCCGCAATGAAGAAAGGTTATAAAATTGTAGATAAAAGAATGTCTCATGCTGCACCTGAATGGATTCAAGGTAAAGGTGAAGGCGGTTTCTTAGTTCTTGATGATTATACTCGTGCTGATCATAGATTTATGCAAGCTACTATGGAGTTAATTGATAGACAAGAATATATTTCATGGTCTCTTCCAAAGAACTGGCATGTAATCCTGACTACTAATCCAGACAATGGTGACTATCAAGTTACTAGTCTTGATGATGCTCAAAGAACTAGATTTATTTCTACTGAAGTAAAATTTGATGCTAGTGTTTGGGCTCGGTGGGCAGAAACTGTTGGTATTGATGGTCGATGTATTAATTTCTTATTAATGAATCCTGAGACTGTAACTAAAAAAGTTAATCCTAGAAGTATTACTACTTTCTTTAACTCTATTAGTTCTATTCCAAAGTTTGAAGATCAGTTACCATTGATTAATATGATTGGTGATGGATCAATTGGTGAAGAACCATCTGCATTATTTGCTATGTTTATTAATAATAAACTAGATAAAATCATTAGTCCTGAGCAAATTCTAAACAATGATGATTGGAGTTATGTAAAAGGTTCTTTAAACTCTTGTATTGGAGTTGGTGATGATTTTAGAGCAGATATTTCTAGTATAATATCTACCAGAATTATAAACTATGCATTAGTTACAGCTGACAAAGGTTCTGTTTCTCAAAAGATGATTGACAGAATTATTTCACTTGTGACTGATTGCGAATCATTTACTGATGACTTAAGATATTACATGGTTAAAGAAATTTTGAATGGTAATAAACCTAAATTTCAAAAACTTATGTTAAATCAGAAAGTTGTTCAAATGACTATAAAATAAATTGTTTAACAAAAGAGGGATGAAAGTCCCTCTTTTAAATTATAAATATGACAGAAGATAAAATAAAAAGAGTTCCGTTTGTTAGACTAAGTGCAAAGTTAGAAAGAGATGAATATAAAAAACAGTATATAGAAAGTTATTATGTTGAAGAAGTAGATACTTTATATATATTGCAAAATACAAAAAATTCAAATGATCATGGTTTAAAATTTAACTCTCAGACTTGGGTTCCCCAAATGAAAGATAAAATTTACTTCATGAAAGGATGTACTGTACCTAGAGTAAAGTTAAAGGATTTAGCTGTTAAATATAAAATTAGAACTACTACTGATATAGATTCTGCAACAGTTGTTGTTGGTAGTGATTCAGCAGGATACAAATTATTTAATGATGGTTGGCATTATACTGTTTCAGGTAAAGTATTTGAAGCTGCTTTAGAAGTTTTAAAAGAACAAGCTAAAGATACACCTTATGATTATCAGCTTCACAGAATTGAAGAACTTAAGAATACAGTATTTGATGGAGAATGGCCTGAATATATCTATACAGATTGGAATACAGCTAAGTTGTGCAGACCTGATAGTTATTATCCTCAAGAATACGTAAATACTCTTTATAAAAAGTTAAATGTAAAAGATGGTTTTGAACTTTCTAAAGTATATTCTACTAAAAATAATTCAACTTGGTCAAGAACAATTAATCAAGATAATTTAGATTTATATAGAGAATATGAAAAACATACTATAATAGAACAAAGTGCATTACTTGAAGTAATTAATGGTGATGAATCTACATCTATTGATGAAGATGCCTATCAAAATATTAGAAATATGTTTAATAGTTCTGATTCTGATAATCATACTATGGCTATGGAAATTATGGCAAATTGTAATTATAAAGGTAGTATGTTATATCTTTTAATGTTATTCTTTCATTGCAATAATCAAATTAATAACTCTAGGAGTAAAAATCATGTTAATTTTAAATCTCTAAGAAATTATCTTGATATAGATGGGTATGGTTTACATCATATAGATGAAGTTATTAAAAGATTAATTGAGAATAATTCTTTAAATACAGAAGCTTTAGATTTTATAATGGATGATCAAAAAGAATATTTTAAAACTAATGGTTATTCAAAATATATAATTCCTCAAGCATATATATTAAATCCTGATGCTTCTGAAGCTACAGGAATTAAATATAAGAATAATGTTGTTGAATTTGAAGATAAACATATAGAAACTTCTGCAACTGAAGAGGAGATTATTGAAGATACAGAAGAGGAAGTTACAGTTTCTGAGCCTGATACTGCAGAATTAACAATCCAGGAGGACCCTGAAATTGAAGAAGACACAGTAGAAATAGAAGAAGAAGTTACAGAACCTGCAGTAGCAGAAACACCAATAGTACAAAAAGATGAAGCAGAATTTGATTGGTTCTGAGGAACTAGAATTATTTTATAAAGACAAATTTTATTTTAGCTACAGTAGTATAAATAAGCTCTTGTTTTCACCAAGCATGTTTTTTAACGATTATGTGCTCAAACAAAAGGAAGATAGTGTTGACCCTCACCTTGTAAAAGGTAGGGTCATTCACTGCCTTCTTCTTAATCCTGAAGACTTTGAGAAAGATTTTATTATAGTCCCTGGCAAACTACCAAGTGGTAATAATAAAACAGTTGTTGATGAAATCTTTAAATTACATTTTAATAATTTAGATGGTTCAACAGGTTTAGAAGATTATGAAACAGATATAATCAACGTTTTAGAAAGCATAAACTTACATCAAAGTCTTAAGACTGATGAAGCTAGAATAAAGAAAATTCTAACTGAAGATAATATCAGTTATTTTAATTTTCTACAATCAAGTCAAAACAAAACATTAATAGATGAAGAATCTTATGCATACTGTAAAGTATGTGTAGATTCTATAAAAGATAATGAATCTGTTAAGGCTTTGCTCCAACTTGATAATTCTGATCTAGAAGTTTATAATGAAGTACCTATTACAATAGATGAATTGCTATACGGAAAGTTTGCATTTGGATTTAAAGGTATACTTGACAATGTAGTAATTGATAAAGAAAAGAAAACTTTATTTATAAATGATTTAAAAACTACAAGTAAACCATTAATTGACTTTCCAGAGTCTGTAGAATATTACAGATATTGGATCCAAGCAGCTCTTTATTACAATCTAGCTTTTTACAGATATATTGCAAATAAAGAAGATGCTGTAGAATGGAATATACTATTTACATTTGTAGTCGTAGATAAATATAATCAAGTTTACCCTTTTCAAGTTACACCTAAAACTATGAGTGAATGGTTAAAGCGTTTCTTTGAAAAAGTCATTGAGCAAGTTGTATATCATTATAATGAAAAAGATTATACCTTACCTTATGAATTAGCAGTTGAAAAATTAAAACTATAATATATGGCTATAAAATCTATTTATGCTAAGTATTTTCAAAAATCCAAGATGTTTTTATATCCGCTTCTTGGAATTAAAAAAGGTGCAAAAGTTGTCCCAAGCGAAACATTTATTGCTTGGGATAACATAAAACCTGAGGATATGAAGTTGATATGTTTGTATCATCCTAGAGAAAAGAAAGAGTTTGCTGATTTTAAAAATAAAGTTTTGATTAAACATAATAGATTGTATAAAATACATACTATTAATTCTGAGAATCATCTTTATATTTTTGATTTTTCTGATTTAAAAAATGATTGGTTAAAGTTTCTTGATGGCAAATACAGCCAAATGAGTAATGAAACAAAGAGCAAAATTCTATTTTTCTTTCCTGAGAATTCTGCTAACTACGTTTATATGAGAAGTTATTTATATCCTAAAGTTTTCTTCAAAGACTATGCTGAAATATTAGATGTCAATGAAGAATTTTTAAAGAGTATAGGTGAGCTTTGTAATAAACCTGATTATGATAAGGAAACGCTAATACAGGAAAGTTTGCAAAAAGCAAAAATAATTAATTAAATTTGTAACTAAAAACTAACAATGAGTAATCCAACAATGATGCTAGTTGAATCCAGCTGGCAAGATTCCAAAACTTTTAAAATGATTCCGATTAGTAATGACTGTCCATATGTGGAGTGTCTTTATGATCCAATGTCTAAAGTTTTTGTAATTATAAGTAAAGTGACTAAAACAACTTTACATATGTTACCTAAGCTTGATGAATATGGTAAAGCTATTACTGGAAACAAAGGTGGAAAGCAAGAAAGAAAAACAATTGAAACTTTTCAAGAGTACTATATTGAAGATAAAGACTCTATTAAAGAAGTTGTAAATATGTTTGCTGCTAACGCTAAAAAGTTTGATATCTCTAAATTTCTTGAAAAAGTATCTGATAAGCCTTCTGTAAGTACTGTTATTTAGTATGCAGAAGACTCATTGGGTAATGGACTATGAAACATTACTTAATTGTTTCATAGCTGTTTTTGAAGACATTAAATCTGATCATAAAGAGATATTTGTTATTCATAAAGATAGGAATGACTGTCTAGAATTTATTACATTTCTAGAAAGGAACATCTTACTTGAAGAATGGCATGTATCTTTTAATGGTATTGCATTTGATGCTCAAGTAACAGAACACATATTAGCAAATAAAGAACAACTTCTTGAAATGAATGGAGAAGATGTAGCTTTATTTATATATGCAAAAGCCCAAGATACTATTCGTAAACAGAATGAAGGTGAGTGGGCAGAGTTTGCTCCATGGGCTCTGCAGATTAGACAAGTTGATATATTTAAATTAAATCACTGGGATAATGCTGCAAAAAGAACTAGTTTAAAATGGGCCCAAAATACTATGGATTGGCAAAATATCAAAGATATGCCTATACACCATAGTACTGAGATTAAAACTCTAGAACAAATAGATAGCATTATAGACTATTGTATTAATGATGTAGCTTCAACTAAAGCAATTATGTACAGAAGCAAAAAGGAAATTGCTTTAAGACAACAGCTTACAAAAGAATATAATATAGATTTATATAGTGCATCTGAACCAAGAATTGCAAAAGAATTATTTGCAATGTTTCTTAGTGAAAAGACTGGTATAAAAAAGTATGATCTCAAAAAGATGAGAACATACAGAAGTAAACTAATAGTTAAAGATCTTTTGTTACCTTATGTAAATTTTGAAACAGCTACGTTTCAAAGATTGGTTAGCAAATTTAGAGCTCTAGAATTAGATCCGCAAGACTTAAAGGGTAGTTTCAAGTATACTGTAAGGTATAAAGGAATAACTACCCATTTTGGTCTTGGTGGTGTGCATGGTGCTAGAAAAGATATATATTCGTCTAATGATGAATATGTAATCATGACTAGTGATGTGACTAGTTTTTATCCTAATCTAGCTATTAGAAATGGATGGGCTCCTGGACATCTTCCTAAAAAAGAGTTCTGTGAGCAATATGAATGGTTCTTTAATGAAAGAAAAAAGATACCAAAATCTGATCCTAGAAACTATGTATATAAGATTGTATTAAATAGTACATACGGTCTTAGTAATGATGAAAACAGTTTTCTATATGATCCTGAACTTACAATGCGTATAACTCTGAATGGTCAGTTAAGCCTAATGATGTTATATGAAATGATTTGTGAAAACATCCCTAATGCTGTACCTCTTATGCATAATACAGATGGTCTTGAGACTAGAATCCCAAGAAAATATGTAGATAAATACATGGAGATATGCAAAAACTGGGAAGACATAACAAATCTTCAGCTAGAACATGATACTTATCATAAGATTATACTAGCTGATTGTAATAACTATATTGCTTTACATGAAGGTGAAGAAATTAAAACTAAATGTAAGGGTAGATTTGTATTTGAAGATTTGCCTCTACATAAAAAGAAAGATTTCTTGTGTATTCGTAAGGCTATATATGATTATTTTATTCATGGTACTCCACCTGAAGAAACAATTAAAGCTAACAAAAATGTATTTGATTTTTGTGGTGCTGTCAAAGCTAATGCTGGTTGGGAATTTTGGGAAGAGTATGTGGATAAAGGAGAACATATAAAAAACAAACTGCAAAAAACAGTTAGATATTACATTAGTAATAAGGGATGCAAGCTTATGAAAATAAACTATCTTGATGAAAGAGTGTCCCAGGTTGAAGCAGGCAAATGGTTACAAACTATATTTATTAATTACATAGAAAAACCATTTGAAGATTACAATATCAATTATGATTATTACATTAAAAAGGCCAAGCGTGAAATAGAATTGCTTGAGCCTAAATCAAATCAATTAGAATTATTTTAATATGCCTAGAAAAATTAAAGAATATGGCAGGCAAGATCTGATAGATGTTGCCTTGCCAAATCATGCAAGTACTTATACTGTAATTAGCCACAAGTCTGTAATGGATTTGTCAACTAAAGCATTAGAAGATGCTGGATTTAAAATTGTAGATGAGAAATATAGAGCTACACATGATGGTAATATTGCTTCTGCAATATATACATTAAATTATGGAGATGATGCTGAATTGTCTATGATGTTTGCATGGTCAAATAGTTATAATAAACAAATGAGGTTTAAGTGTGGTATTGGTGCTATTCATACAAAGAATAATACTACTATGGTATGTGGTGACATGGGATCATGGGCCCGCAAACATATTGGTACAGCTGATACTGAAACTGAAAAGACAATTACAGAGCAAGTATCTCTTGCTAAGATGTATTATGATCAATTAGTTTCTGACAAAGAAAAGATGAAAGAAATTAGTCTTGATAGAAGAAAGCAATCACAATTGCTTGGTATTTTATTTGCTGATCATGAAATCTTGACAACTGAGCAAGCAAGTTTAATTAGACAACAAATGTCTAGACCAACTCATACTTATGAAAATAATGAGAGTTTATGGGCATTCTATAATTATGTCACTCTTGCTTTGCAACAATCTCATCCTAAAACTTGGATGGAAGATCAAAGAGTACTTCATTGGTTTATTACCAGTCTTCCTTATTTTCAAACAGCTCCGCGACCTCAAGTTGCTGCACCTGCAGTTAAGGAAACTACAAATGAAGCTACAGTACCTTTTGTTGATCCTCGTCAGATAGATTTAGAAGATTCTATTGCTGAAATATTAGCTGAACAAGAAACACAATCTGATGCTAATGTAGCAGTGCAAGAAGAGCAAGATGTGAAAATGGAGAATATTATTATGGAAGAGGAGTTAGAAGAGGAGGAACAATCTCCTGTTTACTGTGAAGACAGAATTAGAGAGCAGATTGCTGAAGATGAAGCTGCAGTAGCTGCAGTATGTGATCCAGATCCAATTGGAGATGAAGATCACATGGACGGTGTAGATGAATTACCTGATGTTGAGGTAACACCTACTATAATAGAAGATAAATCTGCAGATGGAGGATTAGAATCTCCATTTGAAGAAGATGTTGATTTTGATTTTGCGGTAGTAGATGAAGATGATTTTGATGAATCAGATGATGCAGACTTTGATTTTGCATAAAGAATTGGGAGATAGCTTAGGCTGTCTCCCTTTTTTTTTCTTAGTCCTCTGAATATATATCTAGAGTTATAGTTATTATAGTCAAGTAAAGAGTAAAAGTATAAATTTCTTCATGTTCGTTGGGTCCTATATATTCCCATCCTATTGCAAGCCTATCATGAGGCCAATGCAAATGGAATAACAGTTGCCATTTCATCTTCCTTGACCTTTGTACTTCTTTTTATAATGTTTAGACGACTTCAATTTAGAAGTTTTAGTTTTAGCATGCACTCCTGGTCTTTTAACTTTAGGCCGCTGCAAAGATTTTGTTGTATTAATTTTTGTCATGTTATCTTAATTTACCAGATGATTCAATTCCTTTTAAAGTTTCAGGTAAATCTTGGGTGCTACCTGTAACACCTACTGTTCTTAACAAGTGTGATATAACTTTAGGTTGACCTGCTTTCTTATACCAAAGCTCACCTGTATCTTTTTGATAGTATGCTTTTTCATTACCTGTTAAGTGCTTAATTAGATCATCAAATATTTTTGCATATAAGCCTATAGTATTTCCAAAAGCTGTAGTTGTAGATGTAAACAATTTCATATAATCATCCAATCCAAAGTTTACTACACCAACTTCTACCATTGGAATAAATGCAGTAACTTCTTGCATAGTACCTATAGTAAGTATTTGAGTTAAGTTTTCTAAGTATCCTGCAAGCTCAAAGTCTTTTCCAAATAAAGGTCCAGATTTCTTTTTCATTTTTTGGAATCTTTCTTTATCACTTGGATCATAACCAAATCCTAGTATTAATATGATTGCCGCAACTGCTATAATCATAGCATCCATCATTGACTTTTTAAAGTCTGCTTTTTCTTGAGCTGTTAAATAGTTCCATCCTTTAGCTTTAAAGTCTAAAGCCTTAACAAATGCTTTATATCCATTTACATAATATCCTATAGGAGTTGTACCTGTAGCCCAATCATATCTTGGCTGAAATCTTTCAGGAGAAAATAGATATTTACCTTGAGTTTTATCATAGCTGAATCCCCATTTATTAAAGAACATTGGAAAGAACCACTTTCTCATAAATGTAAATAACCTATAACCTGAATACTTATTACCTTCTGCTTGTCCAAATTCATCATATGCACCATACAATCTTCTGGAAACTCCTGCAAACTTATTTTTAAATGATTTAAACTTTTCCATATTAGCTATGGTAAGTACATCACCTTCATTTAATTCTAGAATAGATTTGACTCCATTTCTTTCTTTAAGAGTTTTTACACTAATACCATAAGCATCTGCTATAGATTCAAAAGTTTCACCTTCTTTAAAAGTATGCTGTACCTTTCT